GTTTACTCGCGGTTTCGGGTTTGGCCAATTATATCGCTTACCGGTACGTTAGTTCCAGTAAGCCGGCCATTCGTGATTAAAGGTGCCCAGTGCGTGCCCCTGCTGTTTGCGCGGCTCCCAAAGTCCTGGAAGCGACGGCTGCACAGCATGGGGCAGTGCGCCTACCGGCGCATTGGGCTCACGAATCTCGTCGTCACATCACTCGGATAGTACCACCTGTCCCTGGCTGTTGGCGGCCCTACACGCATGCTGACTGTATCTGCAATGAAATGGTTAGTGCTACTAATCGCGTGTTAGGAGAGGTCCCCTTACCATCAAAGAGGGGCCTCGCTATGGTTGCTGCGGTCCGCAAAGTCTTGCAGCGCCAATTACCATTTTTGGAATCTTGGGACTTAGAAAGGACCCGGGATAGTTTTAGGGGAGCTAGACATAAGCGTTATTGTGATGCCTATGATAGCTTACTTTTGCAGCCTCTTTCTCATGCCGACGCTAGGATATCAGCGTTTGTCAAGGCTGAGAAAGCGGATCCAGCTGCGAAAGTCAATCCAGACCCTAGAATGATCCAAGCTCGACAACCCCGTTATAATCTGGTTTTGGCTTCTTACTTGCGTCCAGTAGAGCACTATATTTACAATTTAGTTGCACCATCAGGGATACGGATGGTGGCCAAGGGATTGAACCAGAAGGAGCGTGCTAAAACGTTGATAGACAAAATGGCCAGGTTTTCTGACCCGGTCGTTGTGTCTCTTGACATGTCGAGATTTGATAAGCACGTCTCTGCAACGATGTTACAACAGGAGCATGCCTTTTATCTACATGCACTTGCTGGACACCCACAGCTCCAACAACTGCTCGGGTGGCAAGTTAATAATCGTTGCTTTACGCAAAACGGAGTCAAATATCGAGTTCATGGTGGACGGATGTCTGGTGATATTAACACCGCATTAGGCAATGTCCTACTATGTATTTTTATGGTAATAGCAGCCGCTCAAGAGATCTTGCCAGATTTTGAGATCTTTAATGATGGTGACGATGTGCTACTCATTTTTGACTGCAAGCATCTACTTGCGGTCTTAGAATCCTTTCCTAATCTCTTTAAAGAGTTTGGGCAAGAGCTTAAGATCGAAAACATTGCTTATCATCTTAGCGATGTTGTTTTCTGCCAATCTCACGTTGTCTTTGACGGAATTGATTATCTTTTCGTTAGAGACTGGCGTAAGGTTTTGAGTCATTCTTGCGCAGGAACCAAATATTGGAATGATCCCCATCTTGTACGCCCTTTAATGGGTTTGGTCGGCCAGTGTGAGCTTGCTCTATCTGCCGGAGTCCCTGTCCTACAAGGCTTTGCTGAAGCGCTGATCCGCCTATCTGGAGGAAAGTGCGCCAAGTCTAGCCACATGGAAGCTGGGTACCGAGCTCGTTTATCTTATGAAGGGATAGATCATACCAATGCACGCTCCAGAGTTATTACTGAGGAAGCGCGCGAATCTTTTGCACTTGCCTTTGGCACCCCAATCTGGGAACAACATGCTATCGAAGATATTCTCTTGCGGTGGAACCCTGATTTGACTACCATTACGGTGCCCCAGGAATTGGATTGGCGATGGATCCCAAACCAAAGTGATTTGGATTTCATTCCGGAGATATACTAACTTGATGAAGCCAGTGGTAAGTAACCTTAGGGGGGGCCTGAGAGGCGACCAGTGGATTCTTGGGAGTTGACCGGAGGGACCTAGCATGAGTGGCAGGTGGGCGTTTAGACGAGCAAGTAGCTTA